CCGAGACACAGGAACAAAAGATAGAAACGCTTTTTGAACTGTGGAATAGTAAAGTCGCTAAAAACTAGGAGGAGTTATGAGCGAGCAACAAGAAGTGCAACCAGTCATCATCACGATTGATGAGCAAGACTACGACATGAACGAGCAGAGTGATGCGTCGAAAGAACATTACGTCGAGGTGGTCAATCTGCGCCGCGAGATTGCAGATTTGCAGAATCAGATTGCAACAGCTCAACGTCGAGCGATTAATCTGCAAGTTGCGCTCGGGTTTCGAGAAAACGCCTTGCGTGAATCGATCAAAGTGGTCGAGGAAGAGGCTGAGGAAGTGGTGAACTAATGGCACAGACTCATGCCAGCAAAGCGTTACAAAAGATCGAGATACACGAGGCTGAGTGCGCTTTGCGGTATGAGGCGATTAATAAGCGATTGGAAGCGGGGTCCAAACGTTTCGATAAACTCGAAAAAATGATTTGGGGCATCTACCCGCTGATGTTTTCCTCACTTTTAGGAATCATTGTTGCGGTGTGGGTGAAGTGACAGGTAAAGAAAAAGACAATCCTGAAGCTGAAGAAACCAGCGAAGTACCGCCGGTTAAAGAATACGAGGACAGGCTATGAAGTTCGGTGCAATCAAAGGGCTAATCGGTGCAGTCGCCCCAACGATAGGGCAGGCGCTAGGTGGTCCTCTTGGCGGCACAGCAGCACAAGCCATTGCTCAAGTCTTAGGATGCAAGCCTGATGAGAAAAGCATTGAGAAAGCCGTCCAGAACGCAACGCCAGAACAGCTTGCGGAGATCAAGAAAGCGGAATTGGACTTTCAGGCACGGATGAAGGAATTAGACGTTGACGTTTTTAAGCTTGAAACAGCAGATATCCAAAATGCGAGAGAGGCTTTCAAAGGTGATTGGACGCCCCGCTTTATCGCAATTGCGTGTGTTCTTTTCTTCGGTGGGTACATCGCTTTGGTCACGATACAAGACCCTTCTGCTAACGACGATGGCATTGTTAATCTCGTTCTGGGCTATCTCGGGGGTATTGTCTCATCTATCATAAGTTTCTATTACGGCGCATCGCATAAGCACGACAAATGAGTTACAGAATACGAGAATTACTTAAGCGGCATGAAGGGGTGAAAACCCATGCCTACAAAGACCACTTAGGCTACGTCACAGTGGGAGTCGGGCGCTGCCTAGAAGAAGGTATTGGGCTTGGTCTATCTGACGACGAGATCGACTATTTATTACAAAATGATATAGATCGGTGCCGAAAAGAGTTAGATACGGAATATGAATGGTTCGACGACTTAGATTCTGTACGCCAAGAGGCCCTTATTAATTTATCGTTTAACATAGGCCAGACGAGGTTACGAGGGTTTGTAAAAGCTCTAGGTCATATGGCTAAAGGCAATTATACTGAAGCTGGAGATGAGTTTTACGACAGCAAATGGGCCACTCAGGTAGGGGACCGCGCCTTAGAAGTATGTCAAATGATTAAGTCCGGTGAGTACCAGAAAAGATAATTATGCGTACAAAACACGAACCAAAAGAGTTAGAAGGCGGGACAATAGACCCCGCGCACGAGATTGAAGTAGTCTGTGCACACTGTGGATTTGACCTCGACGAAAGCGAACTAGAGGCAGATACCTGCTCAGACTGTGGCAATCCGCTTAACCTTAAAGAAAGTGTTGCTATACAAGTAACCACGCTGCCGCCAGTATTTGGGGCAACTTCCTGATGGGTGAGATATGCCGCTACAGAAGTTACAGCTAAAGCCCGGAGTTAACCGCGAGAATACGGTCTATACGAGTGAGGGTGGATGGTACGACTGCGATAAAGTCCGGTTTCGGCAGGGTTACCCCGAAAAGATAGGTGGCTGGCAGCGTATCTCTGTTTCTACGTTTCAAGGCATTTGCCGTTCGTTATGGAACTGGGTCACCCTTGGCAGTATTAATTTACTCGGTGTGGGTACGAACCTTAAATTCTATTTAGAAGAAGGCGGTGCCTATAACGATATTACACCAATACGCGTTACTACAGCGGCTGGGGACGTTACATTTGGGGCTACTAACGGGTCTTCTACGCTGTCTGTAACAGATGCAGGGCATGGCGCAATCGCTAATGACTTTGTAACTTATAGTGGCGCGGTCAGTCTGGGGGGTAATATTACCGCTGACGTACTCAACCAAGAGTACCAGATTGTTGCCGTTCAAGACGCTAACACCTACACAATTACAGCTAAAGACACGGCAGGAGCTACTGTAACCGCAAACGCCTCTGATACGGGGAATGGCGGTGCTTCAGTCGTAGGGGCGTACCAAATTAATACAGGCCAAGCGTACGCTATCCCGCTTTCTGGTTGGGGTGCTGGAACTTGGGGGTCTGGTACATGGGGATTTGGTACAGTATCAACCAACGCTATCCGACTATGGAGCCAAGCTAATTTTGGAGAAGATCTTATATTCGGACCTCGTGGTGGGGCTATTTACTATTGGGATGCTACTAGCGGGGTATCATCTAGGGCGGTACTACTCTCTAGTCTCGGTGGGGCGTCGAATGTACCCACAAATCAAAATTTTATTGTTGTGTCTGATATTAATCGGTTTGTGTTCTGTTTTGGTTGCAACGAATTGGGTAGTGCGACAGTAGACCCCATGCTGGTTCGGTGGTCTGACCAAGAAGACGCCACCAACTGGACTCCAGCAGCAACTAATCAAGCAGGTAGCCTGCGTTTATCACGCGGCACAGAAATCATTACAGCCCGCCAAGCACGGCAAGAAGTTCTAGTTTGGAGCGATTCTTCAGTGTATTCCCTTCAGTATGTAGGGGCACCTGCAGTATGGACTGCTCAGATTGTTGGAGATAACGTATCGATTGCTTCTCAGAACTGTGTGGCTTACGCCAATGGTGTAGCTTTCTGGATGGGTAAAGATAAGTTTTATAAATATGATGGGCGAACTCAACCGCTTCGTTGCGACCTACGACAGTACATTTTTAACGATTTTAATACGGCCCAATACGATCAAGTTTTTGCAGGTACGGTAGAGTCGTTCCATGAAATATGGTGGTTTTACTGCTCCGAAGACAGCCAGACGATAGATAAGTACGTTGTCTATAACTACATGCAAGATATCTGGTACTACGGAAATATGGCGCGTACCGCATGGCTAGATACTGGCCTGCGTAATAATCCGTTAGCAGCTACCTATACTTACAATCTGGTAAACCATGAATCTGGTGTAGACGATAACGAAACGTCTAGCACTTTACCGATTACTGCCTCCATATCTTCGGCTCAGTTTGATCTGGATGATGGTCACCAGTTTATGTTCATTTGGCGTGTACTACCTGATATCCGATTTAACGGATCAACAGCAACGTCGCCTAGTGCAGTGATGTCTTTACTACCCCTCAAGAACGCGGGTTCTGGGTATAATTCGCCTACGTCTGAAGGGGGGTCTAACCAAGGAACCATCACCAGAACGGCCTCATTGCCCGTAGAGCAGTTTACTGGTCAGTTAAATACTAGGGTACGTGGTCGCCAAATGGCGGTTAAAATCGAATCTACAGACTTAGGAGTAACATGGCAGTTAGGTACACCCCGTCTTGATATGCGTCCTGATGGGAGGCGTTAATGGCTAACGAAATCCAACGTGTAGCGCCCCCTGCTTTGCCTCTAGCTCCTGAAGGGTATGATCGTCCATTTATGGACCAGAACAGCAACGTTCTGCGGCTGTTTTTTACTCGTTTTGTTAACTCACTTAATACCGTATTAAGTACTGATGATGGCGGCAAATTTATCTATATGCCACGGGGTCTTTTTTATAGCACCACCGCTCAGACCGCTACGGTAATTAACACAGGGTACCCCGTAGAATTTGAGAATACTTATATTGGCAATGGTGTTTCGATTGGCGGGGTCGATAACACGCGGCTCACCGTTACGGCTGATGGGGTCTATAACTTCCAAGTTACCCTAATGACAGCGCACACTAACGCGTCTGACGCCACGGTTTGGACGTGGATTAATAAGAATGGTACCGATGTGCCATACGGTGCCAAGAAGCAGACGATTAAAGGCAACGCTGACCAGCCTATCTATTGGAACTTTTCCATCGACGTAAACGCAGGGCAATATATCGAGATGTACTGGGCTACCGACGATCTTGCACTTAGCCTCCATACTGAAGCCGCTACCGCCCCCCACCAAGGAATACCGTCTTCTGTTGTGGCGGTGTCGTTTGTTAGTAATTTGTAGGTAACGGTTATGGACATAGATCTCGACAATATAACTCTGCCTGACATTGATCTTGGGGATTTTGACTATGGAAGTATCCCCCAATATTTAGATTATGACACGGACGGTGACGGTGTTCTTAACGACGCCGAATACGCTTCCTATATGGAAGCCCTAACTGCTTGGTCCGATGCGACTAACACAGATGTAAGCGACGATACCTATGTTCCCCCAGAGCAGACTGTTGGGGAGGTTGAAGACCTTATAAGTGGTCTCAGTGAGAGTGGCGCAGATACCCTATTAGAGGGTATGGAAGCAGCGGATAGGATGGTTTCTGGAGAAGAGACCTCTACTGACTGGTTTTATGATCTTAGTCCTGTAGCTCAAGCGGTAGCAGTGTATGTAGCAAGTGGCGGAAACGTAAACTTACAAAGTGGAGCATCAGATTCTACTTTCGTTGACATGAATGGTACTGAATACCAAGTTCGTGGAACGCAGGATGCACTTGCCACATTGTTGGGTCCATTTTTAGATCCTCTAGCCAATATATCAAACAATCCTTTAGGTGCTTTAGCTCAAAACCGATCTAGAAACGCAACAGCTCGCGCAGAGCTTCGAGATAAGCGTCAGTTTATTAATCGACTAGTAGACGAAGAAGGGTATACCCGAGAACAAGCTCGTCATATCTATTACGATTATATAGGTGCTAGAGACGAGAACCCTAATAAAACTTTATCTAACGCTCAGATCGACCAGCTATACAGTGACTACGAAGCGGGCAATACACCCAGTGCTGTCGCAGCACAAGAAGCTGCAGCAGAAGCCGAACGTCAAAGGTTAGCTGAAGAAGAAGCCGAACGTCAAAGGTTAGCTGAAGAAGAAGCCGAACGTCAAAGATTAGCTGAAGAAGAAGCCGAACGTCAAAGGTTAGCTGAAGAAGAAGCCGAACGTCAAA